CTCACCGTTACTTCGGAGGCGAACCCGTGTCGGACCACGAAGACGAGACGAGGAGCGAAGGCTACGACATCAACCAACTGCAAGCGGTGCAATGGCAGATGCGCGAAAGGACGTACACGGAAATGAGTGAGCGACTCTTCACGCAGGACATGGTGCTGGATATTCTCCGCAAGGTCATCGCCGTGATCGATATGTCGACCCACGCCGAAGTCCGGCTGCACGGGACGTGCATCAAGCTCGCCCTCGGGATGCCCGACCAGCCGACCATGACGGCTCTGGCCAACCAGCACCGCTTGACCCGTGCCGCCATCTCCGCCCGAGTGAAGACCATCCAGCGCAACCTCAACCTGCCGCCTTCGCTGTACATGAAGTCCGAAGCGGCGTGTAAGAAACTTTCCGTGGCGCGGAGGAAGAAACTCCGATGAGCGACTGGCAACCAATTGAGACGGCTCCCAAAGACGGTACTCCTGTTTTGATGATTGAAGACGGTCGTCAGTTCGTAGCCCAATGGTCTAACTGTTGCGGATGGTGCAACGGTGAAGAAGGAATCTTGATGCCTGATTACTGGATGCCACTTCCTAACCCTCCGAAAAAATGAGCGAAAAGGTTCGACCCATCGACCTCGCCGGACGCTTCGGCGTCACCAAGCAGGCGATCAACAAGTTCATCCAGCAAGGGATGCCCATCGACTCCATCGAGGCCGCAGAGTCGTGGTACATGGCCCGTGGTGCCGGACGCATGGGTTCGTCCGTGCGACCCGACAAGGACTTCACGGAGACCGTCGAGCGTCAGCGCGAACTGAAGGCTCTGGCGTATCAGCAGTACCTTGACGACCTCGGCAGCAACTCGCCCGACGCCAGCAAGTCGTATGCGACCTACGACAAACTGGTGAAGACCTTGGTGACGCTGGAGAAGGAACTCCAGGCAAGGCAGATCGCCAGCCGGGAGTACATCCGCACCCAGACCGCCATCGAAAGGTTCGGGCGAGTGTTCGCGCAAGTCCGTGAAGAGGTCACGCAGCTCGGCACGAAACTGGCGTCTAGGGTCAACCCTGATAACCCGGGACGTGCGATGAAGGCCATCGACGACGAGGTGAAGAAGATGCTGGAGCGTCTGTCCGCCGCCGCCGGCTATGCCGAGCAGGCCGTGGTCAAGGAAATCGACGCCGAAGAACCCATCGAGGTAGAAGACGAAGAGTCCGTCGACGAAGTCGAATGATCATCGACCCGAAGACAGTCGATACTTTCGAGGCTCACATCCGTGCGATGATGACGCCCGACCCCGAAGGCGACATCGTCGCTTGGCTGGAAGCCAACGTGCGCGAAGTCCCAGGCTCGCCGCAGCCCGGACCGTTCCGTGTGGAGTCCACGCCGTTCCTCGCCCCGATCCTCCGCGCACTCATCGACCCGGAGATTACCACCGTCGTGGTCATGGGTGCCGTCCAGATGGGAAAGTCGTCTCTGCTGGAACTGTGGTCGACCTTCATCCCTGCCCGTTCGCCTGGCCCTACCCTGCTCTTGCAGGACGTCGACGACAACGCACAGGACTGGCAGAAGGACCGCCTGCGTCCGATGTGGGAAGCCACGCCGTCGACGCTGGAGAAGTTGGAGGACACCGAACGCAACCAATGGAAGAAGACCCGTTTCGAGCGGAACACCTGCTGGGTGCTGGGTGCGAATAACAAGAAGAACCTCCAGCGTCGTTCCATCCGCTTCCTCGGCGGTGACGAAGTCTGGCTCTGGCCCAAGGGTCACCTGAACGAAGCATTGGCGCGTCGCACGGCCTTCATCTGGCAGGGCAAGTCGCTGCTCGTCTCGCAGGGCGGAGTCGAAGGCGACGATATCACCGACCTGTGGAACCAGTCCGACCGCCGGGAGTGGACTTTCAAGTGTACGCAATGCGGTACGCGCCAGGCTTTCGAGTGGGAGCAGTTGATCTACCCCGAGGACGCCAAGGAGCCGAACGGCTGGAACTTGGACAAGGTCAAGGCCGGTTGCACCTACGAGTGCAAGTCGTGCAAGCACCGCTACCGTGATTCGTTTGAAGTCCGCGCCGAATTGAACCTGACCGGCGAGTACATCCCGATGAACCAGAACGCTCCCAAAGGCGTCGTCGGATTCCATTGGAACTCACTCTGTGCCCAATGGGGCTTGGACTGGGGCAAACTGGCGGAGATGGCCATCCGTGCGAAGCAGGCTTTCGAGGAACACGGCGATGATGTGGCCCGTCGGGAATTCAAGCAGAAGCGTCTCGCCCTGTCGTGGTCGGACGACCCGGACGACGGCGGAGGTGAAGTCATGCCGCAGGGCTACAAGATGCTCGACGCCTGGGACGACGAAGGCTTCATGGTCGACAGCAAGCTCGCCGATCCGCCCTTCCGTGACGAGTACAAGAAGGCCAAGCAGTTCGCACGGCTCCGCTTCATGGCGGTCGACGTGCAGCGCAAGGGCTTCTACTGGATCGTCCGGGCGTGGGCCTTGGACGGCAAGTCACGCATGGTGCAATGGGGCTACTGCGACACCGAAGAAGAACTGCGGGAAGCCCAGAAGCGACTTGAGGTTGCCGACTTCTTCGTCTTCGTCGACTCGGGCGACGGACCGAACACGGACACCGTCTACCGTATGTGCGCGAAGTACGCTTGGAACGCCACCAAGGGTTCCGGCCAGAATGAGTTCCCGTGGCGTATCCAGACGCCCTACGGCATCAAGGTGGCCTACCGCCCCTACGCCCGTGCCAAGGTCATCCAAGTCGGCCAGACGTCCTGCAAACTGTACCTGTTCTCCAACCTGTACTTCAAGGACTCGATCACCCGCCTTCGCCGTGCCGGCCACCACACCTACCCCGAGGACGCCGGCGACGAGTACCGAAAGCAGATGCAGTCGGAACACCGCACCAGGCAAGCCAACGGTCAGGCCATCTGGTTGCCCATCGGCGAACGGGCGAACCACCTTTGGGACGCCGAGGTCATCGGGATGGTGCCAGCCCTGATGGCCAAGCTCATCGGGCGCGGCAAGAACCGCAACGGGAAGCCTGAAGACCGAAAGCCCGACGAAAAACAGACCGAGGAAGAAACCGCTTGACGACCCTACGTCTCATGGCATGGTTCATGGCAAGCCGGCTGACTCGACAGACATACCACGGGTGGCTCTTGTGGATCGTACATGGGGTGGGGTCAGCCGGCCCTTTTACACGGGGCTAAACGCAAATGGCACGACCCCAAGGTATCTTCCTTATTTTCGACATTTGCGACATCCTTGAGATCGTCGCCAAGGCGAAGGAACTCCTGAAGCAGGGTAAGACCATGATGGAATACTCCGACTCCGGCACGAACGTCGTGAAGGAGTTCCCGATGGATATCTCCACCGTCTTGGTGGAATGCCGCTACGCGCTGATGGTCAAAGACCCCCAGACCTACGGCTCCATCGACCGTGTCCGGGTCATCAATATGCTCAATAATTTCCGAGGACTCTGATGCGACCCAAAAAGACCAAGAATCCTGCGGTCCCGCAGGTGAAAGCACCCAAGACGCCGAAGGGAGCCGCTTCGCCGGTACCCGTGAAGCAGGCGTCGGGCGGCGGCTCTGGTCCGGGCATCTTCTCCAATTTCGAGTCGGCGAAGTTCAGCAACAAGCGTTCATGGATTTGGTCGTCTTGGCCGCAGGACTTCAAGAAGACCATGACGGTCTTCGACCGCATGGAGACCACGCGCAAGATGCGCTGGTTGGAACTGAACGCCGGCCTGATCCGTCAGGTGCTGTCGGACATGGCCCTCTACACGGTCGGGGCCGGCATCAAGCCCCAGTCCCAGTCTGGCGACGAGATGTGGGACGACGCCGCCGAGGCGTACTTCAAGCAATGGGGTTCCCGCGCCTGCGACATCACGGGCCGCTTCTCATTCTTTGAACTCCAGCACATCTGCTGCCGCCTGATGGACCGTGACGGCGAGTGCTTCATCATCAAGACCCGTGGCCCCGGCGGCGAACCTCGCCTTCAGGTCATCGAAAGCCACCGTGTCGGCAACTCGTCGAACAACGAAGTGCCGCCTGGCATGGTGGACGGGATTCAGTTCGGCCCGTACGGACAGCCGATTTTCTATAATGTAATCCGCTCGGACGGCTCCAGCCGCCTGGTGCCTGCGAACGCCGTGATGCACCTCTACGAACCCGAGCTGGCCTCGGGTGCGCGAGCCTACAGCCCCCTCCAGCACTCGATCAACAACTTGGTCGATATGCTGGAAATCCTGTCCCTCGAAAAACTCGCCGTGAAGACGGCGTCGGATATCACCCGCACGATCACCCGTGAGAATCCGAACTTCGACGGCACCCAGTCCGACTTTGAAGCCTTCGGCATGAAGCCGCAGGACTACGGCGACGGCATGACCGACCCGAGCGAGGCTTCTACCTTCCTCGGCGGCAAGGTGCTGGCCCTCGCCCCCGGAGAACGCCTGGAGTCCTTTGAGTCGAACCGCCCGAACAAGACCTTCGACGGCTTCATCGAACACCTTGAGCGAGACTCGCTCGCAGGGATGCTCCCCTACGAATTCAGCGCGAATCCGACGAAGGCAGGGGGTGCTGTGATGAGGTTCGTGGTCGCCAAGGCCGACCGCAAGTTCTCGCATCGCCAACAGGTGATGATCCAGCGTTTCCTCACCCCCGTATGGGGCTATGTCATCGGCTGTGCCATCAAGGATGGCCTGCTCCGCTCGACCGAGTACTGGACGAACGTCACTTGGACGACGCCCCGCCGTGTCACCGTCGACGCCGGTCGTGACGCGCAGCAGAACCGAATGGATATCGAGTCCGGCCTCAAGAGCCTTACGGAAAACTACCTTGAAGAGGGTAGCGACCCCAAGGAGAAGATGCGCGAGAACGCCGCCGAGAAGCGGTACCTGCTCGACCTTGCCAAGGAGTTCGACGTCCCGCTCTCGATGCTCTACAAGCCGCAGAACGTGGCTCCCGCCGATATCAACGCTTCCGTCGCCGAAGACGAGCCGGACAAGATGGACGACGGCGCGAAGATCGTCGAAGACGACGTCGACCCGGACGACGAAGAAACCTTCAACAAATAATTCATGTACTCCCTTTCCAACGCATTCAAGACCTTCTCGCCGATCCTCATCGAGCCGTCGAAGGCCAAGGCTTACCTCGAAAAGGTGGCTGAAATCTCCCCCTCCGACCTGAAGTCCAACGGCGACATCGAGGACATGATGGAGATGCTCTTCGGCCCCCGCCCCACGATGGTCAAGTCGGGGAAGGTGGCCTGCATCCCCGTGCGCGGCGTGATTGGCTCCGGCCTCACCGAGCTGGAAAAGATGATGGGTGCCTGCGACGTCGAAGAAGTCGAGGAGATGCTTGAGGACGCCGAGCGTGATCCTTCCATCGAGCATATCATCATGGACTTCGATTCGCCTGGAGGCACGGTCACCGGCGTCCCTGAACTCGCCGCCCGAATCCGCAAGTGCGTCAAGCACACCATCGGTTACACCTCCAAGCAGTCATGCTCCGCCGCCATGTGGATCATGAGCCAATGCGACGAAGTCTACGCCAGCCGTTCGGCCACCGTCGGCAGCATCGGCGTCTACATCCCGTTCTACGACCTGAAGGCGGCTTTCGCACAGGACGGCGTCGCCGTCGACCTTATCAAGTCCGGCTGGGCCAAGGGGGCTGGATTCGCCGGCACCTCGCTTACCCCCGAGCAGCGTAAACTTTTCCAAGACGACTGCGACGAGTCCCACGCCTGGTTCATTTCCGACATCCTCAAAGTCCGCACCTACGCCGACCCCGCCGATATGCAGGGTCAATGCTGGACGGGCAAGAAGGCCGCCGAGAAGAACCTCATCAACGGCATCGTCGATAGCATCGACGCCCTGTACATGGCCATCGACCCCGCCGAATACGCCGCGCACGAAAAGACCGAGCCGCACAAGTTTCCCGTGATCAGCGTCAAGATGGTCGAAGCCGCTGACGTCTCGCCCGAGCAGGGTGAGAAGGACGACGGCGTCGCCCCGATCTCCGACGACAAGAAAAAGAAGAAAAAGAAGAAGAAGCCCGACGGCACGGATTCGGACGAAGACGAGGATGATGCGGAAATCCCCGACGAAGGATGCCCCCCCGTGGACACCGATTGCAAGCCCAAGGCTTGACACTTGGCTAAACCCAAGATGACGCTCGAAGAACGCCTTAACTCGCTGAAGGAAGCCTTCACCGGCAAGACCGCCGAGGTCGAAGCCAAGGCCAGCGAAGTTGCCTCCCTGTCCGCCAAGGTCGAAGAACTGACCGCTGCGATGTCCGCCAAGGACGCTTCGCTCGCCGAGTTCGCCGCCAAGGTCGACGACCTGACCGCCAAGCTCGCCGCCGCCGATGAAATCCGTGCCAAGGCCGAAGCCCAGGCGAAGGAAATCTCCGCCTCGCAGGAAACCGCCGGCAAGAAGGCCGCTGCCATCGCCGCCTCCGTGGGCGTCAACCCCCTTGAAGTCACCCCCGCCGAAGTCGCCGCTACCTCCAAGAGCGACGAGGATATCTCCGCCGAGTGGGTGGCCCTCAAGCAGACCAACCCCAAGGCTGCTTCCGACTTCTACAGCAAGAACCGTCCGGCCATCCTCCGTGCCGCCGGCCTTCGCTGATCCTTTCCCCTCTCCCAACCCAACCTAACTCCCTACTATGTCTAACAGCATTGGTGGCTTGACCCTCCAGCTCGTCGCTGAAGAGTCCCTCCGCACCCTCGTCCCCGAACTCGTTCCCCTGACCGAGATCGCCGTCACCGACTTCGGCAACTACGTCGCCGAGCGCGGCACCACGGTTCACACCCGTTACGCCGGCTCCTTCACGGCCACCACCTTCAACGCCGCCAACGGCTTCGTCCCCTCGGACGCTGTCTCCACGGACGTCCCGGTGACCATCGCCGACCTGAAGTATGTCGACGTCGCCTTCACCGACTACGAAGCCTCCACCCTCAGCCTGGAACGCCTCCGTCGCCTCTTCTTCGCCCCGATTGCCAACGCCGTCCAGAAGTCCCTGTTCGACGAAGTCCTCTCCAAGGTGACCGCCGCCAACTTCGCCACCGAAGCCTACTCCGGCGCGACCAGCGGCTTCAACCGCATCGCCGTGGCCAACGCTGCGAAGAACCTCACCAAGGCTAACCTGCCTCACATCGGTCGCAAGTTGCTCATCAGCCCCGACGCTATGGGCCAGCTCGTCCAAGACCCGTCCGTTGCCCAGACCTTCTCCTACGGCAACAGCGATGTGATCCAGAAGAACTCCATCAGCAAGGAACTGCACGGCTTCTCGGTCTCCGAGTACAACGGCTTCCCGACCTCCGGCACGGCCTTCACCGAAGGTCTCAACGGTGTGGCCTCCTGCAAGGAAGGTCTCGTCATCGTGACCCGTGTTCCTGCTACCCCGACCACGGGCGGTGGCGAACAGATGGTCGTTCAGGACCCGGACAGCAAGTTCTCCTTCGCTCTCCGCTACTGGTACAACTGGCAGGCCGGTAAGCACAATATGTCGGCCCTCTGGCTCGTTGGTTCTGCGGTCGGTAACCCGAACGCCCTCCAGCGCATCGCCTTCACCTCGTAAGTTTTCGGGGGAGTTTAAAATCCCCCAAAGCGACAATGCGAAGCCCTCTCCCCGCGCCACGGGGGGAGGGTTTCTTATTTTGACAATGGGCTAAACCCATGTCGGGAATCACGGACGAATGGGCTGTAGACGCCTCGGAAATCCTTTCCGAGATTCCCAAGGCTGTGACCGTTAAAAACGTCCCAGGCGGGACGCCAGTACCCTTAAACGCCCTGATGTCGCAGCCGGCCATCATGCAGGACTTGGAAACGGGGGGCTTTATGAACCAGACCTCGTTCGACATGAAGTTCCTGCGGACTGACGCCGCCGCCCACCCGGGGCTGATCGCCTTCGGGAACGTGGTGGCCTATGGGGGTCAGGAGTTCCGCATTATGACCGTGACGGACCGCACCCCCTCCGCCTGGGTCATCGTCAAAGTCCAGACCAAGGTTCAGTAATGGCCTTGGTGGTCACAGTCGCCAAGGGCGTCAAGGTGGACTACACGCAGATGGCCAAGCATCTGGCCTTGTACGCCTTGGTCATGCGTAAGACTTCCGAGGAAATCGTGAAGCAGCAGGCGCGGTTGTTCGCCAAGGATATGTGCGACTTCACGCCCCCGTTCTCCGGCTCCCAGCCGTCAATCAGCAAGGGAGGCGATGGAGGTTTTGGCAACAAGGCTCGCAACAAGGGAAGGGACGCCGTCAGCCGTGACGTCCGTAAGATTTTTTCCCCTTTGCACTTTGCATCCGCTGCTTCAGTTGCGGCTCGTAATCATATCGGCGTCTTCTCGGCTTGGGCTAGGGCCAAGATGAAACTGCCGCAGGTGTCAGACCCCGGCTATGTCTTTCAAATGATCAAAGACCGAGGCGGCATCATCGGCCAAGGTGAGCTTGATTATTTTACTAGGATCATGGGAAACAAGGCCGCATCGAACGCCAAGTTCATTCTTGGAACTACTGAAGGCAGGATTAAAAACATCCATGAAAGCCTGCGTGGGAAGCCTTCCTACAAGGTTTCAAAGATGCGTGATTCGGAGAAGTTCTACGTCGACGATTGGAAGCCGGTCGAGTCCTACATCAAGCGGGTGCAGCAGCGCGTCGGCAAACTCAAGTCTGGCTGGTACTACGCCGGCCTAAAACTCGGCAGGATGCCAACCTCCGCATGGATTATGAACCAAGGTGCAGGCACATCTATTTATGTTCCACGTCTTGGGACCGCACATCCTACCATCAAGCTCGGCTCGACCGTTGGTCGTAACTACAGCCAAGGCTACCACTTCATGCGGATGGCCATGAACCACCGGGCATTCGCCATGCGTGTGGCCATCGTCAAGCATTTGCAAGCCCCGCGCAATCAAGGTAAACTCCTAGATGTAATCAATCGCTTAAAAGGCTTCACCCTTACCAACACACCCTGATGCCCACTCCTACCTTCTTCAGTTTCCGCACCGTCCTCGAAACGAGGGTGGCCGGCTACCTCGCCCCGCTGTTCCCAGGCGTCGCCGTGCATAAGGGCGTGACCGACGACATCCGGGTCATCCCGATCATCATCGCCCACGCCGAGTCCAGCAGCAACATCGACGACCTCGGCTCCCAGACCCTCGGCAACTACAAGGCGACCCTGAAACTTTACATCTACTCGTCCGCCGACGACGAGACGCTGGACGTTCACCGGGCTAGGGTCGTCGAGGTCATCGGGGCCATGCGCGACGTGCCGGCCCTGAAAGCCCTCTGGAACCCCTCCACCGACGGCCAGTTGTACGACCTGTGGATTGAGAACGACGAGGAAGGCATGAGCCAGCGTCGCTACGGCAACGTGCTGGAATACACCGTCTGGGGCGTCATGCCCCCGTCTCCTTGACACTTGGCTAAACGCATACGACTATGGCAGCAATCGATTACGGCGTAGCTCACTTTTACGGACTTTACGGTACGGTCACCTATGCGACCCTCCAGTCCGACTCCCTGTCGCAGAGCTTCAAGATCGACGTCGAAGTCATGGACGAAGAAGGCCGTGTCATCACCGATCGCCTGGACGACCTCTTTCAGGAAATCACCCTCGACGGCGTCCTGAAGACCGGCGAGACCCCGGAAATCGGCACCCAGTTCACCTACCTCGGCATCCAATGGATTCTGAAGTCCCTTGAGGACAAGGGTACGAACAAGGACTTCCGCAAGGTCACCATAAAGGGCGTCAAGTACCAGCAGATCGCCTAATAGGGCGGCATCCAAGATGGATGCTCGATACCTACAGGCTACGACCGTCCTGCCCCGCCAAGATAAGGTGTGCGGCAGGACGCTTCGTCCTTTCTGCCTGCGGCACAGGGTCGCGCTGGAGGCCATCGAGTCCCCGTTCCTCGACCCGGCAAATAAGAAGTTCGACCCCGTGCAGGTCGTCATGGCGGCGCGGATTCTGTCGACCTACGACAAGGAGGAGATGGCCCGTCCCCTGTCGTATATCGAGAAACTGTACATCGCCTACATGGCGATCAACAAGAAGTACTACTCGCGCTGCGTGGGTACCATCCTCGGATGCATCAAGGTGTCCTTGTCCTACCCCAAGTTCTGGAAGAAGGAAGACAAGGGTAACGGCAAGAAGTACGAGGATATCCCGTTCCCCCTGTCCTGCGTTTCCAACCTTTGCCGTAATGGAGTCAGCCTGGAGGAAGCATGGACCATGCCGGAGGGCGAGGCCGTCTGGATGTCGGTCGCCAGCGCGATCTACAACGGGGCCAAGATTGATATCATTTCCACGGAGCAGGAGAAAGATTTAGAGAATTTCGACGCCCGTATTGAAGCCTACAAAAAGGCGAACAACCTAACCTGACGACGATGGCCAACCTTGATCTGACAATCGGTCTAAATATGGAAGAGCTGGAGAAGGGTCTTGCCAACGCCGGCAAGAAACTCGGCGGTCTTTCTGGTTCAGTCAAGGCCGGCGTTAATCCGTTCCAAGATACCGCCAACCAACTCGGTACTGGCATGGGAATCGGCAGTCTTCTCGGTGGCCCTATCGGCGGAGTCATCGGTGCTTTCGTCGACGCATTCGGTGCGGCAATCAGCGCGGTCATTGGTAAAATAAAGGAACTGGCAGACTACGCCCAGAATCTTCGTCGTATTTCCATTCAAACCGGCGTAAGCATCAACGAACTTTCCAAGATGGAAGGTTTCGCTTCTGCGTTTGGGGTAAGCCTTCAGTCCATTGCCGGAGCCTTCACGGAGTTCACGCGCCGCATGGGCGAAGTCCGAATCAAAGGCGGCGAGCTGACCAACATCCTAGCCAAGATGGGCGTCGGGATGGACGAGGTGGCCAATGGCACCTTCAATCACCAGCAAGCGTTGAAGATGCTGGCCGACTCGTACGCTGCCGGCACGGACGAAGCCACGCTGCTTTACTACGGTACGAAGATGTTCGGTGACTCTTTCAAGGATTTGCTGCCTATGGTAAAGGCCGGATCAAAAGCCGTAGAGGACGCATCCAGCACATACTTTGAAGCAGGAAACGAGACTTCGGCCGCGCTTGGCCGATTGAGCCAAGACCTCGACAATATCGGACGTTCGATTAAAAACATCTTCATCGACATCTTGGGTGGTTTCATGGACATGGTCGAAGAAATCCAATTTTCCATCAACAACTTCTTCAGCCTAGGTGCCTGGAATCCTTTTGAATCCTTGGAGGACGAGGTTAAACGAAAGATTCAGGCCGCGCCGAAATACATGACGAATGCTGAAATCAAGAAATTCGTTCTTGAGGAAATCGATGAAGATAAGCGTGATGATGCGGAAGCATTGATTGAAGACCAACTCAGCGGTGAAGGCAAAGTCCTGACCCCCTTCGGTATGTCCGAGGCCGGCGCGGCGTCGACCATGCAGCAGATGGGCGGCGGCGACATCTTCGGAGCCGTGGCCTTCACCCCCCTTGAACGGATCGCCACGGCGACCGAAGAAACCGCCATGAACACGAAGCCGAAGGACGCTCCGAGTCCCCGCGCACCCGACGAACTTTCACGATAATGTCCTCCACTTCCCTCATCCCTTACGGCGATAGCCTCATCCCGCCGGTAGCCCAACCGGGCTGGCAGGTCGAGGCCGACGGGTTCGGCCTGCTCCAGGCCCAGATTAAGTTCAAGTGGGACAATAGTGAGATGAACAATTTCACGACCGTCTTCGCCAAGGGCGTCACCCTCGGAAGCCTGGTGTCCAGCGCACCGAGCAACTTCCAGCAGATGAAAATCTGGAAGGCGAACATGGTCTACGACAAGGGCAATGTGCTGACGGTGACCGCCGACTTCTGCGGCATCGACCCCGGAGTGAACAGCGGCGTCAAGACGATCACGCAGGTGGTCATGTCCGGGTCGACGGCTTCCGAGCCTATCGAACACCACCCCAACTTCCTAGACGTCCTCTGCCCCACCGGCCTTCCGCCCCTTTCTAATAAGCTCGCAGGATTCCCTCCTGCATCTGGTTGGGATGCCAATGTAGCCACCAATCCTAACCGCGCACTTTGGACGCCCAAAGTGGCCAGCGGTGGAGCGACGCAAGGCCAGCAGTTCGTCGGCTTCCTTCCCAATCAGGACGCTTCGGAATTCCCAGGCAGCATCAACATCAAGGCCGGCATCAAGAACTACTATAAGCCTGCGAACACCTTGCGCTGCCTGTTCTATGTGAACAATGAGGCGACCGCCGTTGGTTATTCTTCTTACGTCGGCTGGATTACGAACGGCAACCTCTACCAGTTGCCCGATTCGTACAAGGGTCTTGCCACGGGTATGTACGGCGGCTCATTCATTTATTCCCCTGAATTCCTCGCCAAGATTAACCGAGGATTCCTGATCACCTCTTGCTCGGTCGAACAGTTCGGCGGAATCTGGAAGGTAACGGCTGACCTCATGCTCTCTGGCATCTCCGGCTGGGACAAAGACATCTATCCGCAGAACACAGGCTTCTGATGCGTTCCATCTCTGGATTCAACAGCGGTTCGCTCGACGGCTCGTTCGCAGCAGGACAGCCTATCTCTGCCTCCGCGCTGAACAAGCTCGCTGGCTCGGTGGACAAGAACCGACCGATGATGTCCAACGACATCCAGTTCCTTTCTGGGACTGGTGGAACTGCGATGGGGAATCCGCAGCAGGTATACCAGCAGAATGGCAACGGACAGCCTGCCAACCTTTACCAGCAGTTCCAGTTGGAGGTCGTCAGCGTCGAGGTCAGCCCAGGCGTCTTCGTAAACAAACTGAAACTGGCCAAGGGGACGGTGAACTTCACGCAGAGCAATATGCCTCGGGTACGCCTAGGCGGTCACAGCGACCAGCGTCAGGCTTGGCTGTTCAAGACGGCTGTCCTCGGCACAAGCGTCACGGCGACGCAGGGGTCGGACTCTTCGACCATCTGGATGGAGACCAACGGATATTACAACATCACCTCGCCTGGGACGTACTACGTCACGATCAGCAAGTTCGACATCAACCAGTCCAATGACGACACGGAGTCCGAACTGCTGAACGCCGAGACGCCTTGGATTTCCATCTTCAAGGCCGGCGACGCCATCGAGTCGGCCATCTTCTCTGAGACTGGCCCGTCCGAGTACGTCAACAAGACGAACATCCATAAGATGACTGGCTATGACGCCACGTCCACCGGCCTGTCCGGCGACTGGGGCAACTGCCACACGACTTGGTTCAACCCGGTCAAGTGGGGCTACTCGGTCAAGCTCATCGGCATCGTGACGGCATCGACCGTGGTCGGAAGCGACGCAGTCTCACTTACCATCGACCAGCACATCCTTGGCCCTATCGACCTACAGATTCCGTGCCTGTTCAACGGAACGACCCTTTGCAATCAGGACGACCTGAACGAGGCCAACGACCCGTACAACCTGAACAAGAACACGACGCCAAAAGCCTGGGCTGATATCATCAATTCCAATGACCTGAACGCTTTCGAGGAAATCACCCCCGTGACGACCGATTGGTTCCAAGAGTTCATCGGCCCTGCGGACTGGACTTCCTTGAACTACAGTTACCTTATTCCTGCCTCCTGCGCGAATCAGGACGACGGCGATGGCGAGTGCTTCCCGTTCAAGGTCAAGGACACCAAGTACATCTTCCCCACGGAGGGCGAACCTTACGCCGTTTACAACATCTGCCCCGGAACCATCAACAACCTCATGCCGCTCGTCTACGACGACGTGTCGGAGACATGGGTGTACATGGACACGATCCCGCAAGTTCCAATCGCTCTGGCGGCTGGCACGGAGACTTGGGTCGTCCTGCGCGTCGGACCCGACCCGACGACGAACGATTTCCCGCAGCAGACGCCTGGAAGCCCGCCCGAGTCCGACCCCTATCCGCGCATCTACACGCTCGACGCCGAGCCGCCGGCGGACACGGACGCTCTGGCCTATGTCATCCTCGCCAAGATTACCAAGCTGCCCGACGATCAGTTCGCCGTCGACCAGTACGTCACCGGCTCGCTGTGGGGCGACCGCATCAAGCTCGGCACCGATACGGCCCAATACTACTACGCCCGAATCTGATGGGCTTCATCATCGGAGACAGCCCTTTCAGCACTTGGGCAAAACTCAGGGGTGCCGTAATCCAGAACAGCATCCCGTTGAGGTATGGCAATAACGAGGTATACCCAGACACCATCATGGCCTTCAAGACCATCGAAGGGAATGGTCTGCTAAAGCGCGGAAGGGATTCGGTTCTATTCCCAGCCGACCTGACCATGCGGATCGACGATACGGACTTTTATCTGGAGGCTAAGAACTTCGACAACAGGTATGAACCTGTTCTTGTCGGGGAGGATGTGACCAACGACTCTGCCGAAGTGTACACTATCACGGCGGACGCTTTCGTCCCGCCGGATTACCAGGCCCTGTCCCCGATGCCTACGACCTACACAATCGTCAATATCGGGCTGTTCGACCTGATTGAATGACCCCCCCTAGGGGTGCGTTGACATACGGCTAAACCCAAACGGCGAACCATGTCTTGCAACGTACCCTCAATCAAGAAAGGCACCACTTTCAACGCCGTAGTGACCTACACCCCGGAAACGGGCTGGCCGGCGAACCTCCTCGGGTACGATGTTAAGTCCTCGGTCATGGACTCCCGCAATGTCAGGTACGCGCTGACCGTGACCGTCGCCCTCGATGGCCTTTCCTTTACCTGCAACTACCCCAATACCAACGACTGGCACGTCGGGACGGCTAACTGGGACGTGATCTGGACTGACGGCACCGTGTCGTTCGGCTCGGACATTCAGCAACTCACCGTAATCAATAACATCACCCCTAATCCCGCCTCCTAATGGGCTTTTCCGTAGTCATCCCGACGAGCGCAAACATGACCGCCTCCGTCGCAGGAGAAGCGGTTCTGGCGGCGATTACTGGTGCCAACGCCACGCTGACGGCCTCGGTGGCCATCCCCGGACCCCAAGGCCCCCAAGGACCGCAGGGCACCCCCGGGACGCCTGGAACCCCCGGCGTCGGCGTACCTGCCGGCGGAACGGCGGGGCAGATTCTCGCCAAGATTGATGGTGTCAATTACAACACCCATTGGATTGACGACGCAAACACGGTGGTCTGGGGCGACATCGGCGGCAGTCTGGCCAATCAGACGGACCTTCAGTCCGCCCTTGATGGCAAGTACAGCACCAGCAACCCTTCGGGCTTCATCACCTCCGCCGCGCTGACGCCGTACCTGACCATCAGCTCGGCGGCTGCTACCTATTACCTCCAGACCAATCCGTCTGGTTTTATCACCAGCGCGGCCTTGGCGGGCTATGCGACTGAGTCGTGGGTTACTTCGCAAGGATACATCACCTCTTCGGCTCTTACGCCATATCTTACCAAGGCCGACAATCTCGGCTCGCTTACGAACTTTGCCACGGCGCGGGACAACCTCGGCCTGGGTTCGCTGAACTCTCCGACCTTCGCCGCCCTGACCATCCAAGGCTCCGGCTTGAACGTCGCCAACCTCGGTGCGACCTTCCTGACACTCAGCCAACCCGGCTATGGGCAGTTCACGATCCAGCCCTCGCAGGGCATCGTCTTCCCTGATGCGACCATCCAGACGACCGCCTACCCCGGCCCTCCCGGGGCGACGACGTGGGGTAGCATCACCGGCACTCTCTCCAGCCAGACCGACCTCCAGTCCGCCCTCGACGGCAAGTATAGCACGACCAACCCTGCGGGCTACATCACGTCCTCGGCCCTCACGCCCTACCTACTCAGCTCGACGGCGGCGGCGACTTACCAGACCATCGCTGGGATGTCGGACTACGCGCAACTTTCTGGTGCGACCTTTACCGGGAACGTATTCGCTCCGACGCCCTCGCCTGGAACAGACTCTACGAGGATCGCAACGACCGAGTGGGTGAAGGACTTCGACTACGCGCCGACCAATTCGCCTCACTTCACGGGCAACCCTCAGTCGGTCACGCCTAATCTTTCGGACAACGATACGTCCATCGCCACGACGGCTTTCGTCAAGGGTCAGGGCTACCTCACCTCTTCGGCACTCACGGGCTACGCCACGGAGTCGTGGGTCACCTCTCAGGGTTATCTTACGGACGCCTTGGCGGCTTCCACATATTATCCGCTATCCAATCCGTCAGGGTTCATCGGCGATGCTCCCTCGGACGGCCAGCAATATGCCCGAAAGGACGGTGCCTGGGATATCGTCTCGGGCGGCGGATCGTCGTACATCACCAGCGTCACATCGCCTCTGGCCGTCAGCTCGGGCGACCTGTCCATCGACCTGTCTGAGTACGCCCCTCTAAACACCCCAGCAAACTTTACCAGCGACGTTTTTGTTGCGGGCATCTTCTCGGTCGGCGTACAAGGTTTTCCCGAACCGTCCGGGTTTACCGATGGATCGATTTGGTATCAACCGTCGCTTGGTAAACTCCGATCAGTCGTAAATAATACTTATGTCTCGGTGGCTACGGAGTCTTGGGTCACTTCGCTTGGTTATGCCACCAGCTCTGGCGTTGCCGCAAATTACGCGCCGCTGGCAAGCCCGGCCCTGACGGGAGTTCCGACCGCGCCGACGGCAAGCCTGGGCACGAACACCACGCAGATCGCCACGACGGCATTCGTCATCGCTAACGCTGGCGGCGGGGGTGGCGGTGGTGGCGTGGACATTCAGACCTTCGGTGGCCCGACGTCGAGCGGCACGTTCACTTGGACGAAGCCTGCTGGTGCAAAACTTGTTGATATTTACTTATTCGGCGGTGGAGGCGGCGGTGCTTCTGGAGCAAGGCAACCGACTACCACAAACAGGGCTGGTGGAAACGGAGGAGGAGGGGGAACATTTTATTACAATCGAATTTCTGCCGACTCGCTTAATTCTACTCAAAGCGTTGTAATCGGCTCTGGTGGCTCTGGAGCACTCGCAAGAACGACAAATGGAACCATTTTGATTGGTGTTGCTGGTGGACAAACGACATTCTCATCCTTCAGGGCTTCTGGAGGAAAAAATTCCAACGCTGGTAGCATTTCTGCATACTCTATTTCTCTTACATCTGCTATCGGAGGCGGTGGCAACACAAGCACTACAAACGGTTTAGGAGGACAATTTGCTGCATTAGTTGCACCAACTGGAGGCGGAGGTGGAGCGGGTCAGATTGCTAACACAACTAATTCAACATTGGGAGGTAATGGAGGATACATGAATACAGGTGAAGCGGGATTAATCGCTATCATTTCTGGTGGTTCTGGTGGCACTACAACAGGAGTTGCTGCAACTGCTGGCTTTACTGAAACCAGTCAGTTGAGATACGCAGGAACAGGCGGCGGCGGCGGAGCGTATCGTTCTGGTTTCCCGGGCGGCGACGGAGCCAACGGCGGATGGCCTGGAGGAGGAGGCGGCGGCGGTGGTGCTTCTAATGATGGATTTAATAGCGGCAAGGGCGGCAATGGTGCAAACGGCTACGCTGTAATCATCACCTACTTCTAAACCATGTCTACCTACACCGATCACAACGGCCTCGTCTGGACTCGCTCCGACGACAGGACACTCATCACTTGCCAAGACGGTCGCTCCGTATTCGGAAGCCCCGAGATGACCGACGAATACCTCGTCAGCGTCGCCTATCTCCCGACGCCCGAGCCGGAGAAGTCTCCCGAAGAACGCATCGCCGAACTGGAGGCCCAGCTCGCCGCCGTCCTCGCCAAACTTTCTACCTAACCATGTTCATCGCCATCCTCGTCTCCCTGCTCGTCGGCTTCGTCGCCGGTGCTCTCGTCTTCCGTAAGCACGCCTCCAAGGCGTCCGAACTTGAAGCCAAGGGCAAGACCATCCTCGACGCCCTCAAGGGCAAATAAGATGAAGCACATCTTCGTCGCCCTCGCCCTGCTGGCCCTCGTCGCAGGATGCAAGTCCTCCCTGCCCCCCGCCGCGCCCAACGCCGGCACGATGGCCGAACTCAATAAGTCCCAGTCCTCCGCA